CATCAAGGAAGGCCGCTGAGCGCCACAACCCCGCCTCATAGAGGTGGTTTCGTAGCGCAACCGTCCTTACAATCTCCTCAGTATGCTTGCGGTAAGAGGGGAGTACTGCGCGGACCCGGACAATACTAATGTCCTGTCCGTCATAGTACTCCTTCCCACAAGACTCTCTGAACTTCCCAGTCCAGTAAGACTTGTTCAGGTTGACTTGAAACCCAAAAGTTTCAAGTTCCTCGATCACCGCATGCACGTAGTCCTTGGGGACAATGATATCGTCTCCAAAGACTCGCACCCGACCCAGCAAAGACTTTATGTCCTTGCGGGTCAACGGGCGATTGAGCGCTTTCTCAATTCCCATAAAGACCACGGTGCAAAACACCATGGCCTCCATCGGGAAAGTAAGCGCTGAACCCATAGACGCGAACTTGGCTAACCTTAGAGTTCGGTTAAGCTCAAGCACAGCAGCCTTCCGAGATCTTGCGGCGTCGACTGCAGCCAAAAGACTGCCGAAGTTACGTAGCAGGACTCGTACGTGCTGGTTCGAGACTCGATCGCTGGCCTCCCTAAGATCAAGGGTGGCGAAGGCCTCATTCCGAGAGCCGACGCAAGCAAGGTGCTGATTAGGCACCGAACTTTGCCATCCGATGAGCTGTCGAGAGGTGTCATTCTCTTCGACGGCCCTTGTGATCGCTGCCAAGATGCCTTGCTGCACGTATTGCATGCAGGTAGGCTCGACGGCAATGATCCTTGGAGTCTCAAGCGTTTTAGGCACTGTAATGACCCTAACAGGTCTTTCAGCGCCGGGTTCGAGGATGTCAACTCCGGACAGGTACTTGTAGTACCTTTGGTTTGGCAGGACAAAGTCCCCAACAGGGAACTCCCTGTCAAGCCGCCGGGTCCACTCGCTAAGCCGCCACTTCTCGTTTCCGAGACGGCGGTCGGCGGTTGCACCCGGTCCATGTCGGGGGATGATCTTGTTGTTGTAGACTTGGGAGTCAACAGCAGCAAGGACATCAGCCCACAGTAGAGTACCAAGACGACTAAAACGGGACTGACTTTCACCAGTCCAGTTCGCGTCGGCTTGTTTAACATCCTTCTCACAGTCGATAAACTTCCTTAGTGCGGCGATCTGTCTTGCAGAAGTGCAAGGCAGTTCAATCTTTGCCCACATCAGAGTAATCTGACGTATGGCGTGGATGTGCACTATGGAAGGGTTTTCGACCAATCGACCCGTTCGCGGATCGAAGATGTGGCAAAGGAAACCTGAGAATAGTCTCGGGAGACCCCCAGAACGCTGGAAACCAGCAAACTGGTCGGAGCCGACGAAACCTTGGTCGAGACTTTTTTGGAAGTCTTTACCAAATTTCGCCAGGGTGATCGTCAGAAACGAGAACCCCTCATCTTCAACCCGTCTCGTGATCGTTTTTAGATCACGAGAGGCATTCGTGCAACACCACGTCCCCAAATCTTCGAGGACGTATTGCAAGAGCAACATCAGGCTTTTCACTGCTACCTCCTTAATAGGGGGCTAGACAGATCCCTAGCCAGATGTTCGGGCCAAAGCCGTTAAGCCGTCAGTTCTCACCACCAAGAAGCTTGGTGATGTTGGCACCCGAAGTAGCCTGAAGGTTGGCAAGAAAGCCGTCAATGACGGCCTTCTGCTCCGCGACCGTGTAACCTGCCTTGGGAACATCCGCCACGACGTAAAACGTCATGGAAAACGGGGTGTTCTGAGCAGGGAACAGCGGGTCGGGAGCATACTTCGTGTGCACGATGCGGGCAGTACGACGCCAGCGCTTACCAGAGGTATGCGCAACCGTCATGCTGATGGCGCCATCGGCGGTCTTGTAGACCGACGAGGCTCCGTCCTGCGAAACTCGCGGAAGCGAGTACGCAGTACCAGAGATCGTAACTGACTGTGGCTCTGTGAACATCTAGCATTGTCCTT